TGTAACATCCATTTCTTCCTAATCATTTTTTTTCCTCGTTATTGATCCCAATATTAAAACCGTTATCACAAAATAACATATTTAATACATAAGAAGTTCCAGAAGATAACCAGCCAAGTAGCATTGCATTGACAAAATTATATTCATAGTTAAATAGTTCTGTTGAGGGGTTTATACAGAATAAAAATATGCCAACCCAGAAGCCCATACACATTGGACAGGAAAAAATATAATAGGGAGGTCTAATTTTATCAAAAAATTTTGCAAAACATAAAATTTGAGTTAGACCATAAGAACAGAGAATAAAATAAATTAAAGAAATCATCAATTATCCTTTGATTCATAAATTCTATAACCATTTTCCCCACCACCTTTAGGCATTGAACCTTTTGTCTTTTCTTGTGGGTATTCACCGTATTCTGTTGTCTCCTCTTCGGCTGGATCGGTCCACCAATCTTCTATAATTTCTTCTTGAGCCTGACTCCACATGTAATACGGCTTTTCTTCTTCTAAAAATTTTCCAATAGTAAAAATTGTCACTTGAGAATGATCTTTACCATTTTGTGAGGCAGGATACAGCCCTTCCATTGAAGCATACACGTTGCCTCCTCGAACAGATTCTGGTAAAACAACTCCTTTTTTCACCAAATAATCAAATAATCGTGATTGAGTTTCGTATACTTCATCTGACATTTCATTTTTAGCTAATACAAGTACTTTATTTTGTTGAGGCATAACCACTATATCAATATCAACATGATCATAGATTGCCAGATTACCATCCAAAGTCTTCCTGGCATTCATTTGCATTGATGCTTGTGGGACTTTTGGTTCTTCTTCTGCGGGACCAAAATCGTCTAGAGGGGTGCCGACAGTTACTTTAATTGCCATCGTTTTGAACCTCGTCAGCAAGAGATTGGATGTTTAATAATTTTTCAATATCATTTTCTGTTAATTGTTTTTCTTTAAAGCTATCAAGAAACTCTAGTACTTTATTTGTTTTCTTAACCATATCTGAATCTTTTGTAATCTCATCAAGAGTTAATGAACCCTTTACAATTTCTCGTAATCTACCAATTTCTTCATTTAAATATGTTTTAAGGCCAACACCATTATCAGAAAATGAAAAAATATAATTGGTAACTAATTGTTTCTGTCCTTCGGTCAAAATCTCACCATAGGATTTATTGAATTTTTTAATAAATGTTTTAAATACTAGGTTGTCTATGTTGTCTAATATATCTTCTTCTTTTATCGTTTTAGATTGCATACTGTTCAACACAAGCTGTTCTAAAAAAACTTTATCTTTTATATTTGCAGAAGAGTTAAATATTTGATAAACAGTTGCCAAACTTTTATAATTTGGGACAAAGCTTGAAAACACAGAAGAATTAAAAGAATCGTTTATTTTAGTTATGAGCCTTGTTTGTTCATTAAAAAGCTTTTTTTCATTAATTTTAGCTCTTGAGGTTTTAACTTCTAATAAAAGCCTCTCAGATATTTTGTCATTTAAATCCGTGGTTTCAGTCAAAGCTTTATATAGCTGTAATTCCTCATATAAACAAGTATTTTTTTTAAAATAATTCTTAATTATATCAGTTACCAAAATTTTAGCATGTTTGTCTTTAGCAACAACAGCCCTTGTCATCTCACGTATCAGAACTTCATAAAGAAAAGCGGTATTTCTTTTCTTATTATGTTTATTTTTCATTTGTTTTTTTCTCCAAGTCAGAAATTAATTTCTTCACTTCATAACTAACTTCAAATAATTTTCTTTCTTCCTCTACTCCATAACTAGTATTGTTATCCTCGTAAATTCCCCTAGATAAACTTCTTAAATCTGAATAACCTTTAAATAAGTTCCGGGGAGTGTTCTTACCTGCTTCTCTATTATATTTTCCATGCATACTTCTTTTTCTTGCACCCATTCCGCGTGAATCTGATTTGACAGGAGAGTACATCTTTCCTTTTGATCTTGGAGTGGTAGTCATTTCTCTATTTGCTGGTGCCGCCAATAATGAGGAGTCGAATCCTCCGGGTTCTTCTGATGGCCCTTCATCAGATATAATATCTTCCAAGTCATCATCTAGATCTCCCTCTGCTTCTCCAAAGTCGCTAAATGCGTCGGCTTCACCAAATCCGCCGCCTTCCATTCCTCCTTCTAAGGCACCTAAAGACGCAGCCAATTGGGCATCATAAGACATTTCTCTTTGCATTCGCAAGAATTCTTCATCTGATAAAGAGAAAATGTTTTTAGCAACCCATCGCTTGCTAAAATATCCTTCTGTTGCTGAAGCTGCAACATCAAATCTAGTTCTTAAGTTCTCAAGTTGTTGCAATTCAGCAATTTGTGATGGATTGTTCAGAGTTAATTTAAAATTAATTAAATCTTCAGAGCGAAAACCAAGTGTATATAAATGAATAATTCCAACTTTTTCTAATTCTGCAACTATTGATCTCTGTAACCGCTGAATGGTTCTTGCAAAACGAATATCTTTCTGTGCTAATGTGGTTTTATCTTCGTCTGCCCCTTCGCCGCGAGATAAATATGATTGAGGTACTTTTAACGCTGAAAAAAGCTTATCTCTTAAATACTGAATATCCTCAATATCTCCAGTAAACTGACCTCCTGGTAAGGTTTCAATTCTAGTTCCAGTACCCGCTCCTCGAACTGGTAAAAAGTAATCTTCATCAACAGACATAGGGTTATATCTTAAATCAACTCGTCCTGTATCTGGATCTACTACTTGATTTCTTTTCATGCCACCCATTACTTTAAGCATATATTGTTCAACATCTTGAGGAGCAATATTTCCAACGTCAACATAAAAAACTCGTCGTTCAGGAGAACGAACAATCCTATATGACATCATAGCATCTTCCATTAATGAAAGTTGTCTCCAAATTCTTCGGGCGGGTTCTAATACTGAAGAGCCATAGGGTGCATACTTATCATGACCTAAAATTCTAAAGTGTGCAATCTGCCAATTTTCAAAGGTTAGACCTGCTGAGTTCCACTGAAATTGAACATAGTTTGGGTTCTCTGGGTCTTGTCCTTCAATCCTTTCAATTTCTTGTGGGCTAAGGCCCATAGCATATTTAACCCCCATTGTCTCATCAATATCAATATATAAAAAAAAGTCTCCAAATTTACACATAGTTCGACACCAGCCAAATAAATTAAATTCTATATTTAATACGTTATAATACAAACTATGTAAAACAGATTTAATCTCTTCATTTGGGCATTCAATGGATATAAGTTTTTGTAATTGATTTGAGGTAGTCATTTCATCTGCATAAATGTCTAATGCAGACGCTATCTCTGGTGTATATTCCATTTGATCAAAATCTTTATACCTTTCCCCTCTATTCTGATTTGCCATATGAGCGGAACCAAGAGATTCAAATGGATTATAGGTTGTTTTCTGAAATTGCTTCCCAGCTACAGAAGTAAATCGAGCCGCGTAATTATCTAATGCTCTTCTTTTAAATCTTCTTTGTTGTTGCTTGCGGTAATTTACAATTGGGCCAGAAAAAAGCCTTGTTAATCTTCTAAACAGTGGACTTTCATTATTCTTAGGATTATTATAATTATCTGCCATATATTTTAACCTTTAAGTATCCAATCAAACTCTTTATACATTTCTTTTGCATCACGAGTCATCTGTTCTTTATCATATTCTACCATCCCTGGTATACTAGTGTTAAGTGTAGTTTTGCTTACTATAATTGAATTTAAAAATGCTTTTTTGTAAGCCAAATCTCGTTGATTTGCGACCAATGCCGTATCTCTCACCCAACAAGCAATAGCCATTGATAATACTAAATCATCATTATACCCTTTCATAGCCTCGGGTTTACCATTATTCCAAATAAAGGTCTTTAGCTCATTTAATAACCTAGTGGAATTAATAGTAATTAGTTGATTTCTTATAAACTCTTCTAATTTTGCGATAATCAATGGTCGTGATTTCATAGATGTAGTAAATCCGGGAATAGAATTAGACATACTCTCAGCCAGAATAGGATCTACATAGTCATTTGATCCCTTTGTAGAATAAAATAAGTTTGAATATTCCATATCAGCCAGTTTAGTTAAAACAGAATAGCCAATATTATTGTTTTCTACAACTAACATACAACTACCGTATTCTTGTCCTGCATCATATAAAACTCTAGCATAATGATCTAAATCTAATTTACCTTGATATTCAGCTACCTGGACCATGTTAGTGACATCAATCATTTGGAAAGCAGAGTAATCTCTGCCATCGCCACGAGCAACATCAGCAACTAAAAGATAAGAATTCTCTGGATTGAATTCCTCCCAAATATAATAATTTCTA